ACTTGCAACGGGTAGAAACTTCTCTCTAACAGGGGATGTTACTGCCAGTGCGGTATCCTTTGATGGTACTGGTGCGGTTGCACTTGCAACAAGTATTGCATCTGACACTATTGTCAACGCAGACATTAAATCAGATGCCGCAATTGCAGATACAAAACTTGCAACGATTAGTACTGCGGGTAAGGTAAACAACTCTGCGACTACTGCCACAAACGCAAACACTGGTTCTGCGATTGTTTCCCGTGATGCATCTGGTAACTTCTCTGCGGGAACGATTACCGCAAACTTAACAGGTCAAGCATCTGATATCTCCAATCATAATACTGGAGACTTATCAGAAGGGTCAAACCTTTATCACACAACCGCAAGGGCAAGAAGTGCGATTAGTGTTAGTGGTGACCTTGCATATAACTCTACTACTGGTGTAGTATCCTTTACAGAGAGAACAGATGCAGAGGTAAGAGGACTAGTATCCGCTGGTGGTGACCTAAGTTACAACAGTGGAACAGGTGTGATGTCATTCACACAAAGAACCGATGCACAAGTAAGAGGTTTATTGAGTGCTGGTGGTGACCTAAGTTATAACTCAAGTACTGGTGAATTTAGTGTAACCAAGTTCACAACTGCAAATGCTCGTTCCGCTATATCGGTAACTGATGCTGGTGGTCTTGGTTCTGCTTCATACAATAGTGGTACTGGTGTAATCACATACACTGGCCCAAGTGATGCAGATATAAGAGGATTGGTGTCTGCGAGTGGTGACCTATCTTACAATAGTTCAACAGGTGTGTTCTCGGTTAACACTAACCTTGTTAATGATACCTCTCCACAATTGGGTGCCAATCTTGATCTCAATGGTAATAACATCACTGGTACAGGTAATATCAGTACTACTGGCAGTTTAACCGTAACATCTACTGATGGCACTTCTGCCTCTGGCCCAGAAGTTGACTTAGTTCGAAATAGCGCATCACCTTCTGATGGTGACTATCTTGGTCAGATTAAATTTACAGGTGAGAATGATGCATCACAGTCTGTCCTCTATGCGAAGATTACAGGTAAGACAAGTGATGTAACCGATGGAACAGAAGATGGTCTGATTGAATATGCAGTGAAGAAAGCGGGGTCGAACACTATTGTTCAACGACTCACTGGAAGTGCATTAAAACTGATCAATGGTACTGGTCTTGAAGTTGCCGGAAATATCACAGTCGATGGTACAGTTGATGGTCGTGATGTTGCGGCAGATGGTACAAAACTAGATGGTATTGAATCTGGTGCAACCGCAGACCAAACTGCATCCGAAATACTGACCGCAATAAAGACAGTAGATGGTTCGGGAACGGGATTGGACGCTGACTTACTTGATGGACAACATGGCTCACACTACAGAATTAATGTGTATAACAATGCAGGCACATTGTTAAACTAAGGATAAATAGATAAATGGCAAACTATAATAGAATAACAACCAGAGACGAGTTTATAGAATATTGTCTACGCAAACTAGGCGCACCCGTAGTCGAAATTAATGTCGATGATGAACAGATAGAAGATCGTGTAAACGATGCAATGCAGTTGTTTCTTGAATATGATGCAGAAGGGTCTGCCCGTATATATTTAGAAATCGATATCACACAAGCAATAGTGGATCGTAAATTTATTGATTTTGATGCTGACACGGATGCCTTTTTGTCAAATTTCAATCCTGAAAATATTCTTAGTATTGTCAGAGTTCTTCCTTTTAGCACATCCTCTTCAGGTACAAACTTCATGGATGCCCAATATCAGATGCGACTCAATGATATTTACGATTTGCAGAGTGGAACGGGCGGGATTGCATACTACGAACAGATGCAACAATATATGTCACTTATTGATATGAAACTGAGTGGTACTCCACAAATTCAGTGGAACTATTCTAGTAAAGTACTTAGTATCTTTGGTGCAATACAAAGTGGTGATGTGAAAGTGGGTGATACGATTATGGTAGAAATGTATATTTCGAATAACCCTAATGTTACACCTGTAGTCTATAATAACATCTTCTTGAAAGAATATGCGACTGCACTTATCAAAGAACAGTGGGGACAGAATCTTATTAAGTTTGAGGGAATGGTGTTGCCAGGCGGTGTTCAACTGAATGGTAGACAAATACTAGAAGATGCCAAACAAGAGATAGAGACAGTTAGACAAAGAATATATAATGAGTATGACACTCCACCAGACTTCTTTGTAGGATAACATAATGCCAACGAACCCATACTTTAAACAGGGTGTTCGTTCTGAACAGACAGTCTATGAGGACATTATTATTGAAGCCCTCAAGATGTATGGACAGGATGTTTATTACCTCCCTCGTGAGATCATCAACAAAGATTCTGTCTTTCTTGATGATGTTCCTTCACGATTTGGTTCTGCCTATAAGGTAGAAATGTATATCGAAAACACCGAAGCGTTTGACGGTGAGGGTGACCTGTTCACTAAGTTTGGTATCGAACTAAGAGATCAAGCAAACTTTGTTGTTTCAAGAAAAAGATGGAAACAACTTGTAGGTAATCGTCTTGCAGAGAATAACTTCCGTCCTCGTGAGGGTGACCTAATCTATCTGACTCTGTCTCAATCTATATTTGAGATTCGTAGAGTAGAGACCGAAACTCCGTTCTTCCAGTTGAACCAATTGCCTACATTCCGTATGCAATGTGAGTTGTTCGAGTATAGTGATGAGGATATGGATACAGGCATTGTGGATATCGATGTTATTGAGGAAGAAGCCGCATTCCAATATGCATTGAATATGCCAACTGGAACAGGATTGTCTTACGAAGTTGGTGAAACTGTTACCCAAACATTCGACACATATTCGATGAAAGGTGAGGTTACTGACTGGTCTGATTCAGATGGTATCCTACAACTCGCTCATGTCGGTGCAACCGATGGTAAGTTCCACACATTTACCACTAATGTTGCAGTTGTAGGTAGTACTTCAAGTGCATCAGCAACACCAACATTGGTGTCAGAATTACAAGAGATTCAGAAAGATGCACAAAATAAAATCTTTGATGATTTCGAGGCAGACTTCCTTGACTTCTCAGAGAGTAATCCATTCGGAGATATTGCATAATGTTTGGAACTTGGTTTTATAATAAGAGAGTACGAACTGCGGTATCTGTATTTGGATCGATGTTCAACAATCTCCATGTTCTAAGACAGAACAGTGCGGGCGAGACTATCTCACAGGTGAAAGTCCCGTTATCCTATGCACCCAAGAGAAACTTCATTTCCCGACTAGAGGAAATGTCGAAGGGTGAGGATGCAGAACGCAGAGTGGCGATCAAGTTGCCTCGTATGTCTTTCGAGATTACGAATATGCAATATGATGCGACTCGTCAATTGCCCAAGACCAATGCGATATCAACAGCTGTTAGTGATGTCAATAAAAGACGAAAACTTTATACATCAACACCTTACATAATTTCGTTTCAGTTGAATGTCTATGCAAAGTCACAGGATGATGCACTACAGATTGTAGAACAGATTCTACCATACTTTGCACCACAATACACCTTGACAATCAAACCGTTTTCTGATATACCTACACTGACTGAAGATGTGCCTGTCACATTGTCTGGTGTAACATTCTCGGATGACTTTGAAGGTGCGGTTGAACAACGAAGAACTATCATATATACATTAGACTTTGAAATGAAAATTTCTCTGTATGGCCCTGAGTCTAATAAGAATATTATCCGTGAGGTTAACAGTAACCTGTTCTTACAAGAAGCAGGACTCGCTGACAGTGATGTATACATCAAGACCTTACAGGTTACTCCAGACCCATCATCCGTAAGTGCGGATAGTGATTACGGATTTATTGAAACTGATTTGGACAGTGCATAATGAGTGATAAAAGTAACGATAAGAATATAAGAGATGACTATACTACTTCTCGTGATACCTACCATGATATAATTGAGAAGGGTAGAGAGAGCATGGACTTGATGATAGAAGTCGCACGAGAGAGTGAACATCCTCGTGCGTTTGAAGTGTTATCTGGTATGATGAAGAACATGGCAGATGTCACCGATAAACTGATGGACTTGAATAAGAAACACAAGGAAATCAATAAGGATGATGATCAACCCAAACAACTAGGTAACACTACCAACAACCTATTTGTAGGAACTACAACAGACTTACAACGTCTCATACAGAATGAACAAGTGGAAAAAGTAATAGATGTCGAACCCGAATCAGAATGAAAGCTATCTTGGTAATATAAATGTCAAGAGAGATGGAGTTCAACACAATTTTACCGAAGAAGAAATAAAGGAATACATTAAGTGTGCCAAAGACCCTGTACACTTTTGTAAAACATATCTCAAGGTAATCTCTCTAGATCACGGACTAGTCCCCTTTAGACTATATCCATATCAAGAGAAGATGTTTGACCACTTCAATAACAATCGATTCTCTATTGTTCTCGCTTGTAGACAGTCTGGTAAATCGATTAGTTCAGTAGGATACATAATCTGGTATGCTTGTTTCCATAGTGAAAAAACTATCGCAATTCTGGCGAACAAAGGTGCGACTGCAAGAGAGATGCTTGCAAGGGTCACACTCATGTTGGAGAATCTACCATTCTTTTTGCAGCCGGGCACGAAGGCACTCAACAAAGGTTCGATTGAGTTTAGTAATAACTCTCGCATTATTGCCGCTGCTACCTCTGGTAGTTCCATTCGTGGTATGTCTGTTAACCTACTATTCCTTGACGAATTTGCATTTGTGGAAAGAGCGAATGAGTTCTATACTTCTACCTATCCTGTTATCTCTGCGGGTAAGGATACAAAGGTTATTATCACTTCTACCGCAAATGGTATCGGTAATACATTCCATAAGATTTGGGAAGGGGCTGTTCAGAAGGTAAACGAATTCTCTCCGTTTACGGTCAACTGGTATGATGTGCCAGGCCGAGACGAGGAGTGGAAGAAACAAACAATTGCGAACACATCACAATTGCAGTTTGACCAAGAGTTTGGTAACACCTTTTTTGGAACAGGCGATACTCTTATCAATGCCGAAACATTGTTATCATTTAGAGCGTCAAACCCCTCAGAAGTTCTTGAAGGGGGCGACTTATTAATATATGACCGTCCCAACAAAGAGTTTGAAAAAGGTTCTTTCAAACATGAATATCTCATGATGGTAGACGTATCAAAAGGAAGAGGACAGGATTATTCTACGTTTAACGTTATCGACATTAGCACAAGACCGTTCAAGCAGGTTGCTGTTTATCGCAATAATACTATATCTCCATTACTCTTTCCTAATATTATATATAAGTACGCAAAGCTCTACAATGAGGCATATGTCATCATTGAGTCCAATGATTCGGGACAGGTAGTATGTAATGGATTATATCAGGACTTGGAGTATGATAATATTCATATGGAATCAGCTGTCAAGGCAGACCGTATTGGTGTCGAGATGAATCGCAAGGTGAAACGATTGGGTTGTTCTGCGATTAAAGATATCCTAGAAACAACCAAACTCGACATTGTAGATGAGAATACTATCATGGAAGTCTCTACTTTTGTCTCTAAGGGTCAATCATACGAAGCATCTGATGGTAACCATGATGACCTAATGATGAATCTGGTTATGTTCGGTTACTTTGTGTCCTCACAATTCTTTGCAGATATGACAGATATCAATCTGAAAGAGATAATGTTTGCAAAGAAAATGAAAGAAATCGAAGACGATGTACCGCCTGTAGGGTTCATTGATGATGGTTTACAAGAAGTTCGACAGGAAGAAGAACAGAAAGCAATGGGTTGGCATACCTTCGAGGGTACGAGTGTAGGTGTAGAAGATTGGTAATGTATAAATAAAAGTATGTGAACATTACCGTATTATGAAAACTTATAATTAGAAACTAAAGGAAAACAGTTATGGCTCTTTTTACACCCTCTGCTTCTCCCGCTGTAACAGTAAAAGAAATTGATCTGACGGGCGTAGTCCCCAATGTTCAAACTTCTACTGGTGCATTCGTGGGGAATTTCGGTTGGGGGCCTGTGGGAGTTGCGACTCTAGTCTCAGACGAATCTGGACTAGTGAGTACCTTCTCAGCACCAACTGACGATAATACGGTAGATTTTCATTCTGCAGCGTATTTTTTAAGATATTCTAACTCACTCTATGTTGTTCGTGAGCAGGATAGTGATGGCGTTAATGCTGTCGCAAACCACACTTCACTCGGTGCTTTGACCGCACAATCAATCAACAACCTTGATGCATTCGAAGACCTATCTCTTGATAGTTCTGACGGTGCGTTCATCGCTAAGTATCCCGGCCAGATCGGAAACGCTTTGAAAGTTTCCATCTTGGGTGTTGCGGATAGTTCTGGTACTGCCGTCACAGACTTTAACGCTTGGGCATATAAAGACGAATTCGATGGTGCTCCAAGCACATCCGCATTCGCCTCTAATCTTGGTGCTTCCAATGATGAAATTCATGTTGTAGTCGTTGACGAAACTGGTGACATCTCTGGAACTGTCGGAACAGTGCTAGAAACCTTCCCATACCTATCTGTTGCCAAAAACGCAAAGGCATCTGACGGTACTTCAAACTACTATAAAGATGTTTTGAAGAATCGTTCTAGTTGGATATATGCTGGTGACTTCCACCTTGCTGGCGATTCAGATGGCGTGAATGACTTTGCTGGCCCGAAGTGGGGTGAAAATGCAACAACAACTGGTGAGAATTTTGCTACTGGACAAACATTTGCTTCAGTTCAAAACACTTGGTCTTTCACCTCTGGTATAACTTCTGCATCACTCGGAACAGATGATGTTCTTCGTGGTTTTGACAAGTTTGAAGACAAAGAAAATATCGAAGTAGATTTCTTGATCGCTCCAGAATCAATTGCAGATGCAACCGCAACCACTGTCGTTAATGACCTAGTGAGTATTGCGGGTTCAACTCGTAAAGATTGTGTGGCAGTTGCCTCACCTTCTCGTAACGCTGTAATCACAGTAGGTACAAATGCGGGTGTTCTTGCGTGTAATAACACATATACTAAATCCTCGTATCTAGTTCAAGACAATAACTATCTTAAAGTATTTGACAAGTATAATGACAAGTACATTAAGATTCCTGCCGCTTCTTCTACTGCGGGTCTCATGGCTGCAACCGACTTGGTCGCTGCTCCTTGGTTCTCTCCTGCTGGTTCAAGACGAGGTAGATATCTCGGTATCACCGACATTGTCCTTTCTCCAACTAAGGCAGAAAGAGATGCATTATACAAGGTAGGTATCAACCCGATTGCAAACATTCCAGGCGAAGGCATCATGCTCTTCGGTGACAAGACTAACGAATCAAGACCTTCTGCATTTGACAGAATCAATGTTCGTAGATTGTTCTTGGGTGTTGAAAGAGCAATCGCAATTGCGGGTCGCAATGTAATGTTTGAGTTCAATGACGAGTTTACTCGTGCAGAATTCGTTAACATTGTTGAACCGTTCCTTCGTGAGATTCAGGGAAGACGAGGTATTACCGACTTCCGTGTAGTCTGTGACGAAACGAACAATACCCCTGCTGTGGTTGACCGTAATGAATTTATTGCTTCTATCTTCATCAAACCCGCTCGTTCTATCAACTATGTAACATTGAACTTTGTTGCAGTTAGAACTGGTGTCGAGTTTGAAGAAGTAGTTGGCACAGTTTAAGGAGTAAGGAAAAATGGCAATTTTAGGCGTAGATGATTTTAAATCAAAACTTAGAGGTGGGGGCGCTCGTCCTAATCTCTTTAAAGCGACAGTCAACTTTCCAGGCTATGCTGGGGGAGATGTAGAACTTACATCTTTCCTTTGTAAGACTGCTCAGTTGCCAGCGTCAGTAATGAATGTATTTGAAGTTCCTTTCCGTGGTCGCCAGTTGAAAATGGCTGGAGACCGTACATTCGAACCTTGGACAGTAACCATTATCAATGATACTGATTTCGCAATCCGTAATGCTATGGAACGATGGATGAATGGTATCAATGCCCACCAAGCCAATACTGGTCTGAGTAATCCTGTAGATTACCAAGCAGACCTGATTATTGAACAGTTGGACAGAGATGGTGAAACTCTCAAGACTTATAACTTCCGTGGTTGTTTCCCAACAACAGTAAGTGCGATTGATGTAAGTTATGAGACTGTAGACGCTATTGAAGAGTTTACGGTAGATTTTCAGATTCAGTACTGGGAAAGCAATACAACTAGTTAATCTAGTTATAGATAGAGGGGTAGGGGAGAAATCCCTTACCTCTTTATTATAAGCATAAGGCAAGTATATGGCAGAACAAGACAACAACATTCTCAAACTTTTTGGTTTTGAAATCAAGAGACAAGAAAAGTCTGAGAAAGAGAAAGACAAGTTAAAGTCTATCGTTGCTCCCACCGATGATGATGGTGCGGGGTATGTTACTGCTAGTGGTTCTCACTATGGTCAATACATTGACATGGAGGGAAACAAGGCAAAGGATAACCAACAACTTATTATTAAATATCGTGGTGTTGCAACACACCCTGAAGTTGATGCCGCTGTAGAAGATATCGTCAACGAAGCAATTGTTGGTTCTGAGATGGATATCTCTTGTGAACTCAATCTGGACAAAGTAGAAGCTCCAGACAATATCAAAAAACAAATGACCGAAGAGTTCAACAACATCTATGGTATGTTGAAGTTTACCGAACTTGGTCATGACATATTCCGTTCATTCTATGTTGATGGTCGTGTGTATCACCATCTCGTAGTGAATGAATCAAATCTTAAAGCGGGTATCCAAGAAATCAGAACGATTGATGCCGCTAAGATTCGTAAAGTTAAAGAAGTAAAACACGAGAAAGACCCTGTCACTGGTGCAAAGGTAGTTAAACAGGTAAAAGAATTTTACATCTATCAAGAGAAAGCAGGAACTAACCAAGGTGTAAGACTTTCTCCCGATAGTGTTTCGTATGTTTCTAGTGGTCTATTAGACCCGACTAAGAAACAGGTTGTGTCTTATTTACACAAGGCATTGAAACCAATCAACCAATTACGCATGATGGAAGATTCACTTGTAATCTACCGTCTTGCTCGTGCTCCTGAACGAAGAATATTCTACATTGATGTAGGTAATATGCCTCGTAATAAATCAGAAGCGTATATGAAAGAAATCATGTCTCGTTATCGTAATAAGATTGTTTACGATTCCAACACGGGACAACTAAAAGATGACCGCAAACATATGTCCATGCTCGAAGACTTCTGGTTACCTCGTAGAGAAGGTGGTCGTGGTACAGAGATAAGTACATTGCCAGGCGGTGAGAATCTTGGTCAGATTGATGATATCCTGTACTTCCAGAAGAGACTGTATCGTTCATTGAATGTACCAGTATCTCGTTTGGAACAGGAAGCACAATTTACGCTGGGTAGGTCAACTGAGATTTCTAGGGACGAAGTGAAGTTCCAGAAGTTCATTGACAGACTCCGTAAACGTTTCGCTACTTTGTTTACTGGTATTCTCAAGAAACAACTAATCTTGAAAGGTGTTATCACCGAACAGGATTGGGAAGAGTGGAAGAGTTTTGTCACAGTAGACTTCCAGCGAGACAACCACTTTACTGAATTAAAGAATGCGGAACTGTTACAGAACAGACTGCAAACTCTTGACCAAGTATCTCAGTATGTTGGTGAGTATTTCTCACGAGAGTGGGCAATGAAAAATGTAATGATGATGTCTGATGAGGACATTGAAGAAATGAAGAAACAAGTCGAGGGCGAGAACTCAGTCCAAGACGAAGATGAGGAAATCTAATGAGTGAAGAAAATCAAGAAGTTGAAGTATCTGCGGTAGAACAATTAATCAATCAGATCACTGATGGTGATTTGAATAATGCAGAAGGTTCATTCCAGAGTCTTATACAAGACAAGATGGCAGATGCACTAGAAGCACAGAAAGTCGCAGTTGCACAGGCTCTATTTAACGATCAAGATGATGATATCGAAGTCGAAGAAGAAGAGATTGAATTAGAAGACGAAGAAGAAGTTGAGGATGACGAGGAAGAAGTCATTGCTGAACTTGACGATGATGAAGATGAATAATGTCAAAATTTATTGAGAATGGAAAGTGGCAATTTCCTCTAGCACAGATGATACGAGGAGAGAGGAAAGTAACACCGATAGCTGTTTTGAAGTTAATTTTTGTTGCGACAATGATAAAAGTAGTTGTCGTTAATACTATCTTATTGCTTTTCTTCCCCGAACACTTTCCGGCTCCACTAACAGATTGGGTGGTAACATCGATAGCAGATTCCGTTATGCCTTGGTTTAGTGGTATGGAAACTTGGTTATTTTAGTGTTTGAAAAAATAAATTTGTATAAATAATACTATGAAAAGTTTCAAAACACTTCTGTCTGAACTCAAAAAGAAACCGAAAGGTGAAGTAGTCTTTGATAAGAAGATTAAGCGTATCCCTGTCCTTATAGTAAAGGAGAAGGGAACACTTCCTTTTGTGGTGTATATTGATGGTGACCGACTGGACGCTTTCAAGTCACTAAAGGATGCAGAGAAGTCTGCGGAAAAAGTAATAAAGGAATTAACCTAATGAAGTTGATCACAGAGTTTACCGAAAACGACACTCTACAGTGTATCGTAGAGAAGAAAGAGAATGGTGATAAGAACTATATCATCGAAGGTGTTTTCGCACAGGCAGACAAAAAGAATAGAAACGGACGAGTTTACCCCAAGGCCATTATGGAGAATGCGGTAAACAAGTATGTAACAGAACAAGTATCTAAGAAACGGGCAGTAGGGGAACTAAACCACCCCGAAGGGCCGACAGTTAACTTAGACAAAGTTTCTCACCTCATCACCGACCTCAAGTTTGAGGGAAATGATGTGGTAGGAAAGGCACAAATATTGGAAACTCCAATGGGTAAGATTGTTAAAGGTCTTCTTGATGGTGGTGTCCAACTAGGAGTGTCAACTCGTGGTATGGGTAGTCTTGAGCAACGAAATGGCGCAATGGTCGTGAAAGACGACTTTATTCTTAGTACGGTTGACATCGTACAAGACCCTAGCGCACCTGAAGCATTTGTTAATGGTATAATGGAAGGTGTAGACTGGGTTTGGAATAACGGTGTTTTGTGTCCTCAAGTAATTGAAGAAATGGAGACTGAAATTAAAACTGCTCCGAAAACTGTCTTATATGAGACAAGTGTTCGAGAGTTCAAAAATTTCCTCTCGTTAATTAAATCTAATATGTAAGGAGTCAATTATGACTGAAGAAACTAAAGTCGAAGTTGAACTTCACGATGAAGACATTAACGACATTGTGGAAGAAACTCTCGAAGAAGGAAGCGCTCCTGCTCCTAAAGGGAAACCTGATGCAAATGCAACTGACGAAGATGAGTCAATTGCATCTGTAGATAAAGCAGCAGACGCTACCAAAGCGAAACAAGCTCCTGCACCAAAAACTAAAGCGGGCATGATCAATGCTATGAGCATGAAGTTACACGCCATGAAAAAGGCAGACCTTCAAGCACAATACGGTAAAATGATGGGCGAAGATGTTGAAGTAGAAGAAGATGCAATCGTGGAAACGACTGTTGACACTGCTGCTGAACTGGATGCATTAGTCGAGTCTGAAGCCACTCTCAGTGATGAGTTTAAGGCCAAAACCGCAGTAATTTTTGAAGCAGCTGTGAAATCGAAACTATCTGAAGAAGTAGATCGTATCGAAGCACAGTACAAGGAAGAACTCGCAGAAGAAATCTCTTCTACGAAGGCAGACCTTGTAGAGAAAGTAGACAGCTACCTGAACTATGTAGTTGAATCTTGGATGGAAGAAAATCAAGTTGCAATCCAGAACGGTCTCCGTACTGAAATTGCCGAGACTTTCATGGACAAAATGAAAGACCTGTTTACAGAGTCTTACATTGAAGTTCCCGAATCCAAAGTTGACCTAGTTGACGAACTTGCTGAGTCCGTTGAAGAGTTGGAAACAAAACTCAACGAAACTACTCAGAAAGTAATTGATACTACTGAAGAACTAGAAGTTTACAAGCGTGAAACGATTATTCGTGAATCGTCTCGTGACCTTGCTGAGACTCAAGTAGTTAAACTGAAGTCACTCGTAGAAGACATTGACTTTGAAGACGAAGATCAATTCGCCTCTAAAGTTAAAACTGTTGTCGAGTCGTACTTCACCAAAGAAGTAACTGATGGTGAAGAAGTAGAACAGATCGTAGAAGATGCTGACAGTACTGTCGAAGTATCATCTGTGATGGAATCCTACCTCCAAACTATTCGCAAAACAACCCCTAAAAGATAATTAAGGAATTTTCAAATGCAATCTTACGATAGTTTAATCGAAAAGTGGGCTCCCGTTCTTAACGAAGAGTCTGCTGGCGTGATCCAAGACAATCACCGCCGTGCAGTTACCGCTGCAATCCTAGAAAACCAAGAAAAAGCAATCGCTGAAGAGCGTTCTGCTTCTCAGGGTTTCCTTTCCGAAAACGCTGCTGCTGGTGCGAACAACACTGGTTCAGTAAACAACTTTGACCCAGTATTGATTTCACTGGTTCGCCGTGCAATGCCTAACCTCATCGCTTATGATGTGTGTGGTGTTCAACCTATGAATGGCCCAACTGGTTTGATCTTCGCTATGAAGTCTCGTTACCAAGGTGGTTCTACTTCTAACCGTGAAGCACTGTTCAACGAAGCTGAAACTCAGTTCTCTGGTGACAGTTCTGGTACTCACGATTCAGATAACGCTTCTGGTTGGAACGGTGTTGACAGTGAAGGAGGTCGTTTGACTTCTCTTGCCGCTGGTGGTATGCCTACTGCTGATGCTGAAGCACTTGGTCGTACTGGTGGTTCTTCTTTCAACGAAATGGGTTTCACCATTGAGCGTCAAACTGTTACTGCTAAGTCTCGTGCTTTGAAAGCAGAATACACTCTTGAACTTGCTCAAGACCTTAAAGCGATCCACGGTCTGGACGCTGAAACTGAGTTGGCAAACATTCTGTCAACTGAGATTCTTGCAGAAATCAACCGTGAAGTTATTCGTACTGTTAACTCTCAGGCGAAAACTGGTGCTCAACAGTCTAATGTAACTGCCAAAGGTATCTTCAACATGAGTTCTGATACTGATGGTCGTTGGTCTGCTGAGAAGTTCAAAGGTCTGACTGTTCAGATTGACCGTGAGTGTAATGTAATTGCTAAAGAGACTCGCCGTGGTAAAGGTAATGTTGTAATCTGTTCTTCAGATGTTGCTACTGCTCTTGCTGCTGCTGGTTCTTTGGACTACAGTCCTGCTATCAACAACAACCTTCAGGTTGACGATACTGGTAACACTTTTGCTGGTGTATTGAACGGTCGTATCCGTGTATACATCGATCCTTATGCTAACACTGATTACATCACTGTTGGTTATAAAGGTCAGAACCCATATGACAGTGGTGTATTCTACTGCCCATATGTTCCTCTGCAAATGGTTAAAGCAGTTGGTGAAGATGACTTCCAACCTCGCATCGGGTTTAAAACTCGTTACGGAATGGCTTCAAACCCATTTGTTGGTTCTACACCTTCTGACGGTCTTGCTACTGCTAAGACTAACCAGTACTACCGTATCTTCAAGGTGACTAACATCTTGACCTAAGATTGGTATAAAAATAAGAGTGAGGTTAACTCACCATATTTTAAGGGAGACTTTCGGGTCTCCCTTTTTTTGTCTACCACTTTAATAGATGTTTGGATGGGATATTACAGGCGGTTACCTTGCTTAGTAACTCAATCCATAGTGAGGGGGGTAACTTCTCTTTTGTTTTAAGAACAAGATTGTAGGTTTCAATCTCTCGTGTGAAATCAAAGTCATCAAGTGACCAAGTTGTCCAGTATACACCTTCCTGTTTAGGATCAGATTCACTCATAACCCGATCCACTTCCTTGACCACCGAACTTTCGGCTTCATGTGTTATCCCAACATTATGATTAAAACCATTTAGATACTTGTTACTAATATCCTCGAAAGGAATGATATAATCAATCATGTCCCAATCGATATATTGCAAAGTCGGTTTGCCATGAAAGTCTGGATTGAAATTGACAGCAATACCACTTTTTGCCCTGTCTATTGGGTCACGCACTACCATAATCTTATTTGGTATAGAGTTGAAGGTATCAATATCTGTAACCGAATATTGGTGATGGGACGGTTCTCTTTTTGGAGCGGATTCGAGTCCTAGATGTACTCGTTTGCGGAGTTCCCACACAAAATCCATGTAGTACCTAGTGATGTAATCCGCAAAACTTCTTGTGCCAGACCTCCCCAACACACCCAGAGTAAACTGGTCTGTTTCGATACAATCAACTAAGAGTCTGGTTTTCATTTCACATCTGTCTTAAAAAACCCCGCAGAAGCGGGGTAAAGGTAAAAAAATTGGAGCGGAGCAGAGGACTTGAACCTCCATCTTTAGGTTGGACACCTAATGTAATCATTATACTAACTCCGCATTGTTTTTATATAGTAACACACTAAACAGAGAAAGTCAAGCGTCAATCAAGGTATTTTCTTTCTTTCCATTATCTTGTGGTAAGAAACCCAGCACATACCAAGGATACTTGCCGTTGTTTCGTTTGTATTCAAATACATTATCAAGTGCCTTCTCTAGTTTACGAAACTCCGAAGTCATACCATCACGCTTTTCATCAAGAGACTTTTTCTCTGTTGGTGCTTTGGCGTGACAGACAAAATAACTTTCCAGTTCTTCCTCACTATATTTCTTGATAGCACTCATCAAGAACTCATACTCATACCCCTCTTTAACAGACCATCCAGCCTGATTGCGATTATTATCAAGTTTACCACTTGTAACAAAACCATTAGATGCTGTCCAATCTTTCACATCTTGGGGAGTATATATGTGATAGTCTTGATATGCACCAGTTTCTCTTAATGCCATTGCTATCGCTTTATTCTTGGTGTTACCATGAATCTTATTCATTGGTGCAAGGTAAGATTCCATCGCTTTGCGATCCTTTCTAATGAAACCCTGATGCACTGCATAACACAGTGCATTACAAAGATCATCGGCAGTAGATGCCTTGCTCGGTGCGTGATTGTTTTCAACTAACTGAAATCTAAGTTGAGCTTCACGGTTCTCAAACTCATACAATGCAACAATCACCTTATCCATCTTAATAGAAGTCATTGCTGCATGACGATGCGCTCCTGTGACCAATCGGTAGGAATAGACTCGGTTTGTGTCAAAATCCTTGATTGGTTTGGGCAACTTCTCCACAACCATAGTGGAACATGAAAGGTCTTGACCACTTTGTTTGAAGGATTGTGCAAGTGCTTGGACATTACCCATGTCTAAAGCAAATCGTGTGGGATTGTTTCCTGTAGTGCCCGACAAGTCGGTTTTAGAAACATAGATGTCTTGGGGGTCAATCTCGATGTAGTCTACGAATGTAGCACCTTCTGATTGAATTAGTTTTGCACTGATGTGCGTAGATTTTACGACTGTAGTCATATCATTTCTCCGTTGTTTTCTAGACCATCTGGAACTAGAAAGTTAAGTTAAAGTGTCAGACCATTTGGAACTGACAGTATTATATATAAGATTCTTATCTTATAATATCGATTTCGTCAGCATTGGTATTCCAAGTCTCCAGAACTGTACGGATTCCGTTTTGTTCTTTCAACTTGTTATATCGTTTGGTTGCTTGACGCTTCCACCAATCGATTTGGTTATCAAGATAGAAACGATCATAGTTTTCTTTCTTGACTAATGTGTCGGTTTCCATGTTCAGATATGGGACTACATTCTCGTACCCAAAATGAGAATAGAAACTGCGTTTTTGTTGCGTAAGACCTGATGCATGGTCTAGGGTTTGACAGAACTCATCATATCCCTTCTCACCCTTGAGAGACGATTTGATGATACCAACCATCTTGGTTTGTGTTTTTAGTTTGCGTGATGAGGCATCCACAGGCACGAGTGGTTCGCCAATCTTATCCTCGAACCATGTGTTGAGGTTTCTAAAAATATCATCGTTGATTAGTGGCAAAAAGTTAGATACTGTCAAACCACTAAAACGAAGTATAGGTTTCATACCATCATACTGAGACAGTGCTTTGGTAGAACCATATAAACTGGTTGTCTCGAACATACAGATGTTTGCATCATACTTCTTGTTGAGTTCTTCACGCATCTCATGAGAACAACAGATTGCTGCCAGTAACTTACCACCGAGGTAGTTGAACCCGAATGGTTGGGCAGCCACAATAGCAAAACCCATTATCACAGAATCATTAAATCGTTTCATGACTTCTGGATTCGTTGTATCAAGTGGTTTACCGAGGAGTTGATTGCGTGGTCTACTATTAATAGTAGGAGAACCGAATCGAATCATACCTACGATTTTACCAGTGTTGGTTTCACGCACAATTTTATTTAACTGCTTGCCTGGAATTGACTTCTCAACTGGTGCGGATGAAGTTATCTCTAGGTACTGATGAAATGCATCAAGTGGCATAGAATCAACCGCAAAGTTCATTTCGGACGGGTGCATATCGAAGTCCGTGAAGAAGTCTTCTTCAGGGCCCATGCCGGGCAAGGTGAACGGCATTTCTGCAATGCGTTCTAACTTGATTCCCCTATTGTATTCTGCGATATCTTGAATCTTTCCGAAGTAATCGTTAAATACACTCGCTGCATATCGAGCATCTTCTGGTGTTAGTTTCATGTGGATTCCTCATTAATGTTTACCATCATACAGTATATAGCAAACAATGTCAAGTACTAATTTATTTTACTTTTTTTGAAAATAAGTGTTGACAAAAGATGTACCAGACTGTATAATACTTGTATTGATAATGAGAAAGGTAATTGATATGACTGCATTTATTAAAGAAGAGTTCACATGGGACGGTTCGTTTCTCATGTACAACGGCCCTTACGAGGGATCTAAGACAATGGATGAGGTTCATCCTGACTGTCACCCATCTTGGGTAGGTAAGATGAAACCTGCCTTTATTGCACGATTCAAGTATGGTCGTAAACCCTACAAGTCTTGGATTAACTTCCTAGTCAAGAATGCTACTGTTGAACAGTATCTTGAACTGTCTGACCATAACAACCGATTCTACTCTGAGAAGTATGGTTACGAGGTTTCTGGTTCTCCAGTCGCTGCGATGGAAATGCTTGGTTTCAAACCTCGTAAGAAGAGGGCACTATAATGGAGTACTTACAAGAGGTCACTGATTGGGGAGAGCATAATGTCTCCAATCATACCTACATTGTGAACAAGGCAGGTCAACTGGCGGGTTATATAAAGGTCGGTACTACCGAAGAAATCATGTTCAAGAAACCTATGAAACAATGGTCAAAGGCACGAAGAAAGTTCTTAAAAGTGTCTCCCTTATGACAAAATAGTATTAGACAAAAGATGTTCTATGTTGTATAATACTTGTATTGAGAATGAGAACTGAGAGTGTGAATTATGATTATTTTTGAAAACGATTTTGTCCGACTCCGCAATAGGAAAAAATGGGTTCAAGTTGTGGACATCAATTATTCCCATGAGTATCGTGAAGAGTTAGTGTTGTCCAATAATCGTGTAGTCCCTGCGACTTGGAGATACATTGAAGAGGTTCGTTCTGAGAATGAACACTATGAAGCAATTCAAGAGGAGAGATCATAATGAAAGTAGTAATTTACACACAATATCGTGAGAACTATGGCGCCCATGACTGGGATGGTACTGGGGAATGCCCTCAGTACTGGAAGGACAAGGGTGGTTCTACCTATGTGGTAGAGGGTGTATCAATTGAGGATGCACGATCCGAGGGGTACTATGATACCCTGTTCGATCTCGTGTCGGAGAGCAACGACTATGCCCAAGAATATGTTCTTGGTTCTGATCTCGTTGATGATGTAGACTTCAAGGAGTCTAACATCTGCGAACACTGGGAACGCCCAGTGTACATCAAAGTTGAGGGTGACAATTATGTTGCTACTCAGGAACATTACATGGAGGGATTCCCTCCACGAACTTGGACTCTAGGAGAGTAATATGAAGTATGAAGTGAGACTGGCCAATCAAGGTCGTGAGTGTCTGAAATGGTACACATTTGATAATGCCAAAGCAGCAGTCAAGTTTGTGTTGAAAGAACTGCATGAAGTTGGGTTCACTGTTGATGGTAAGACCTATGAAGAGAAGTTCGAAGAAATTGAATGGGTAGGCAAGGGTAGAATTGTCTATGAATAAGATAGTCTTGGGGTTGACTCTGTTGACCCCACTCACTTGGGCCAATGGTAATCAAGTCGCAAAGGATTGTCTAGACAAACATCAAGATTGGGACAAAACATCCGATTGTTTTTCTACATATATAATAGAACAACAATTGAAAAGGGATGCAGAACTCCGTGACTTTCTGAAACACAACCCTAGATATATGGCGCCAGGCCAAAGTCTAAACAAGTGTTTTGGAAAACCAAGAGAACAGGTATTTGAAAGTATAGAGGTTACCAAGACTGAAGATGGTCACCATATACTAGTAAAGTATAAGGAAAGGATGCCCAAACCTTGTTACCAAAACGCACCGTGGGATAACCGAGATGAAAAACAAATTAACAATAGTTGAGGACGAAGAGGGCAATCTGTGTGTAGAGTTTACACCAGAGCAGATGGACAACCTTGGTTTGAAAATAGGTGATACAATTGAATGGAACATTATCGATAGTGATAGTGTCAGTTTAAAAGTGGTGAAATGATATGAAAATTAAGATAGGAAAATATCCAACTTGGCGTTGGTATCACACATACCTTTATCATTGGTTTGGTTATGCGCCCGAACAAAAGAAAAAGATTCGCATTGACCCTTGGGATACATGGTCAATGGATTGCACATTGGCAGATATTATCCAACCGATGTTGTACCAACTCGCAAAGACCAAACACGGTTCTCCGTTAGTGGATGAAGAGGATGTTCCTTTTGAGTTACAAGGTGACACCGAAGAGAATGAACAATTGATTCATGATCGTTGGGACTGGGTGATGGCAGAAATGATATATGCTTTCGACTGCAAATTGAACAAAGGAGAACGATTTGAGTTCGATGAAGAAGAACAGAATCGCATACAAAATGGTTTCCGTCTCTTTGGTAAATATTATGAAGGACTTTGGGACTAAACTCTTATAAATAGAAGTATAATATAAGAGGTCGTTATGCCAGTAGATAGCAACATTCAAATTACAGACGAAGAACTGACTACCAATCTGAACTACTTACAACCTACGGGTTTTAAGGTAGTCATCGACAGAACTAGGTATCCGAACATGGAATACTTTGTTCAGTCTGTCAGCCATCCAGGCGCACAGTTGACTCCGTTGGAACTACCTGTGCGTAGAATTACATCTGTACCACTGGCGGGTGACAAGATGACATTCTCTGAGGTATCGTTTAATATCATCTTGGACGAGGACATGAAATCCTATCGTGAGATGTTTGACTGGATGACTCGTATCGTGAATGATGGTCAAGTGTCTGCGGGACAAAGGGATACCAAGATACCAACCTATGCGGATGTCACTCTCCATGTTCTGTCTAGTCACAATAACACTGTACAGAAAATTAGATATCTGGATTGTGTACCGACTAGTCTTGGTGACATTGAATTTGTTTCTACCACAGGCGATACCACCTATGTTACTTTCGCTGCATCATTTAGGTTCTCGCAATTCGAAATAATTTGACTTTAAACCCTAACTTATAGTATAATTACATTATGATTGATTTAGAAAGCATCCTTGCGGAGTGGAAAGAAGACTCCCAAATACCCCAACATCAACTTGATGAAACTTCAAGGGCAACACCAGCTCTTCATGCTAAGTATCTTGAGTACCTGTCTCTGACTAAACTGCGACTGAAACAAGCGGAGTTCAAACAGAAGGTTCTACTCAAAGACAAGTATCTCTATTACGAAGGTAAGATGTCTCAAGAGGATATTGAATCTCGTGGTTGGGCATACGATCCCTATGATGGGTTGAGTGCAACCACCAAGAACTTCAAAGAGTACTACTACGATTCCGATAAGGAAATCCAAGAGTCTGAGATGAAGATTCAGTATTTGAAGACACTGATTGAGACTCTCACGGAGATAGTAAACAATCTAAATTGGCGACATCAAACAATTTCCAACATGATAAGATGGAAGAGTTTTGAAGCTGGTATGTAAGACATATATAGATGTATGACTACATTACCTAATACCATTACTGTTGGATTGAAAGACCATTCCATGATGTTGGTTGATTGTAACCAACACCAACTCCAAGAGTTGCGGGATTACTTCTCGTTCTTTGTGCCTGGCTATAAGTTCATGCCTGCGTACAAGTCTCGTAAATGGGATGGCAAAATCAAACTCTTTAATCAGATTACTCGTGAACTCAACACGGGTCTCTACGAACATCTGAAGAAGTTCTGTTCTGACCGTATGTATCCTCTCCAACTACAGGAGACAGACTATGGTCATCCCGCACAAACCAATCATGTCCAACACCAGAATCTTGTTAAGTTTCAGGGAGAACTGAACTTGCCGTTTCCGTTGCGTGATTACCAGTATGATGCTGTAACACATGGTATCGAAAAGAAACGGGCAATCCTATTGTCACCGACTGGTAGTGGTAAGTCGTTTATCATCTATAACCTGTTGCGTTGGTATATGGACAACTTTGATAAACAGATACTCATTGTTGTTCCGACAACAAGTCTGGTAGAACAGATGTACAAAGACTTTGAAGACTATGGATATGATGTTGCGAACAATGTACATCGTATCTATAGTGGTAAGGACAAGACAACCGACAAACCTATCATCATCTCTACATGGCAGTCCATCTACAAGTTTCCGAGAGAATGGTTCGAGGATATGGGTTGTGTGTTTGGTGACGAGGTGCATCTATTTAAGGCGAAGTCCCTGTCAGGTATCATGAACAAGTGTGTCAATGCTGAGTATCGATTCGGCACTACGGGCACACTAGACGGTACAGAAACAAACAAACTCGTACTTGAAGGTCTGTTCGGGCCAACCAAACGAGTCACCATGACCAAAGACCTACAAGAGAAAGGCACACTTGCGAAGATAGACATCTCTGTATTGTTGTTGCGATATCACAATGATATATGTCATATGGTAAAGGACTATACCTACCAAGAAGAGATGGACTACATTGTTCAAAATGAGAGTCGTAATAGACTTATAACCAACCTTGCGTTAGACCAGAAAGGTAACTCTCTGGTTCTGTTCCAGTTCGTGGAGAAACATGGTAAACCTTTGTTTGACCAGATAAGAGATAAGGCGGGTGACCGTCCTGTATACTATGTGTCTGGTGAAGTTGAGGCCTCTGACCGTGAACAGATTCGTGGTATTGTGGAGAAACAGAAGAATGCGATCATTGTTGCTAGTTTGGGTACTTTCAGTACTGGTATTAATATTAGGAACTTACATAATATTATATTCGCCAGTCCTAGCAAGTCCCAAGTAAAAGTACTACAGTCCATAGGGCGTGGATTGAGACAGTCTGATGATGGGTCTGTGACCAAGTTATATGATATTGCGGATGATATGCATATCAAGTCACACAAGAACTTTACACTGCGACACAGTGCAGAAAGAATTAAGATATATACAACTGAGCAGTTTCCTTACAAAATTTATAAATTGGATTTAAAATGAACGAACCTGAATTAAGACAGTTTAAAACAACTTCTGGAGAAGAAGTGGTGTGTGAAGTCGTGCAATGGAATGATGGATACGAAACAGAAATTTTAATCAGAAAGGCTATGAAACTAGTTCTGCAAGAAACTACCGATGGAATTAAGTATTTCTCTTTTAGACCTTGGATGGTATATCAGGAACATCCCGATGATATTATTATATTAAATCTCAATAGTATTGTGGGTATCGGTTTCCCGCCCGAGACTCTACTTGTTCAGTATAATGCAGCTGTTGTTGATATGGCAGAAATGAATGAGACAAGAGAACAGGAATACAATCAAACATTTCAGGAAAAGGTGGACAAAAGTAAAAAGAATGTTAAAGATAAGATTGACGAGTATCTCTCTCGTATGGATAGCGGGTCTAATGTGATTGATATGTTCGATCCTAAGAGGGTACATTAACGAGGTATTCAACCCTCCCAGAACGCAAAGCTAATTATACACGCAAAATCAGAAAATGTCAAGACCTAATTTAAAAAATATTTGACTTGACTTTTATTACAACATCATCTATAATTGAGAAATCAATACGAAATGGAAATTGAAAATGGCAAAGATTAAACCAAAAGACAAACCGCATTATGTAAACAATGCACAGTTCTCCCAAGCGGTGGTAGACTACTGCACGACTGTACAGGAAGCGAAATCAAGTTCATCTCCGTTACCTGTTGTGCCTGATTATATTGCACAGTGTTTCCTCAAGATATGTGAGGGTTTATCACATAAGGCAAACTTTGTCCGATACACCTATCGGGAAGAGATGGTGATGGATGCGGTAGAAAACTGTCTCAAGGCGATTGAGAACTACAACATCGAAGCAGCGACTCGTACAGGTAAACCTAATGCGTTTGCATACTTCACACAGATTTCGTGGTTTGCGTTCTTGCGTAGGATTGAGAAAGAAAAGAAACAACAAGACATCAAGATGAAGTATATGGAACAGACTGGTGTTGAAGCTTTCCTTGATAATGAGTTGGGTGATGACCAATCTGCACAAGTCGCACAGGCGTTTGTTGATCAACTCAGAACTCGTATTGATGAAGTGAAAGATAAGGATAGTGTGTGGAAGGAGATTGTTAAGAAGGAACGCAAGAGGCGTACCGTCAAAGCAGATTCAGATTTAAGTAATTTTATAGTTGACTAATGATGTGGAGTGATGTATAATGGACAAAAGAAAAAGTGAATTAAAACAAATTCGTAGAAAGGCGATTAAGATGCAGAATAGTAGTGCAAATCGTTTACCTATGGCTGAAGCAATGAAACAAGTGAGGATACAAGAGAATGGTGGAAACGAACCCAGCACTGGAAAAACCATACCTAAAGTTAGTCTGTAACCCATACGAACATCATACATCCGTGAACACTCGTGTCACCTTTGAGGTGATGCAGAAGGATTTGACTCGTGATGAAATGGTACAAGTTTGTGAAGATTTTATGAAGGCAATTGGTTACACCTTTACCAGTAAAGAATGCCTAGACATTATGGTGACTGACACATGAAGATTGCAATTCTAAATGACACACACGCAGGGTGTCGAAACTCATCTGACATTTTTATGGATTACCAAGAAAGGTTCTATAGGGATGTCTTTTTCCCATACTTGGTTGAGAATAATATCACACAGATATTACACCTTGGTGATTACTACGATAATCGAAAGACTATCAACTTCAAGGCATTGCAACATAATCGTAAGATATTCCTTGAACCTATGCGGGAACATGGTATCACTATGGATATCATTCCAGGCAATCATGATGTGTACTATAAGAACACCAATGAGTTGAACGCACTGAAGGAACTCCAAGGTCACTATATGAATGAAGTGAACCTTATCATGGAGCCAACGGTGGTAAAGTATGACAACTTATCTGTTGCTTTAGTACCTTGGATTAACCCTGAGAACGAGAAAGCAACACTTGAGTTTCTCTCTAATTGTAAGGCAGATATCGTGGGCGCTCACTTGGAACTACAAGGTTTCGAGATGTCACGGGGACAAGTCTGTATGGATGGTATGAGTAAGAAACACTTTGACAGATTCGATATGGTTCTGTCTGGTCACTTCCATGCCAAGTCCAGTATGGATAACATTCATTACTTGGGTAGTCAGATGGAGTTCTTCTGGAACGATTGTGATGACCCCAAACACTTCCATATTCTTGATACTGAAACAAGAGAACTGACTGCGGTACAGAATCCTCTGCGTATCTACGAGAAGATTTACTATGACCATGAGAAGATGAATAAGTTCAAAGACCTTCGGTATCTGGATAACAAGTTCGTCAAGGTCATTGTCACCAACAAGGGTGACCCCTATGAGTTTGAACGATTCATTGACCGTGTACAGGCGCAGAAGATTCACGAACTCAAGATTGCGGAAGACTTTGCAGAGTTCATCGGTTCTAATGTGGATGATGACAACATATCTGTTGACGATACCGAGACACTGGTATACGATTATATTGACAATGTTGTTACTGACCTAGATAAAGATCGAATCAAGAAAGAAGTTTCTCACTTGATGAAAGAAGCACAGAGTATGGAGATTGTATAATGAATAAGATATTGGTTGTTTTTTTAAGTCTTGTATTGGTTGGGTGTAGTGTAGATGACCTACGCAGATTTGTTATTAAACACTTTGTAGATTTGCGAGGATACAGATATTGTGAACTTTTAATCCGTTTTGAAGACAAGACTGAGGTTTGGGGTTCTCAAGGTTTACATGAATGTCCACAAGATCAGTGGGAACAAATTGATATCGACAAATTGTACGAATCTAGTGGTGCAGACGAAATCACCGAAAATGGGCCAAGGTATTTTGTCATGAACTCTTCGGTGGGAATGGAGTTTCCGAAAGTAGAACCGCAATATATCGGTGACCTAAAATTTAAGAAAATGACAACTTTACAGTTTGCTTATGCGCCAATACCATATGTTAACATGGAGGTGCCAAGAGAAAACATATGGGTTTTTAAAGAAGGGAATGAGGTGTATTTGTTATCTGATTCTAATGGATTTGGGTATGTAATGCAGTCTATGTCTCTGACAGTTAACAAGGATTTGAAGGAATCCGATTTATCGACTTTGGGAGAAAAAATCGATTTGCCAGTAGGTTGGAGTTACAAATCTGTGATTCTTGACGAAGACTGGTTTGTCCCTGTTGAGAACGGTGTGGCGATACTTGTGCATGACAATCTTAATAATACTTATCAGAGGATAACCAAATGGCCAAATTAATTAAGAATGCTATAGAAACACCCGATGGCACAATACTACATTCTCGCAGTCGGCACGATTGTGTCACGCACACTGATGCCAATGGTAAGGAATATATGGTTGATGGTGGTCTTGCATATCAAAGACATTCTGCCAATGGTGATGAGATAGACCGCTGTGTTTGGGACGATGATCCTTTTGATATGATTCGAGAAGGTGTTGAGTGGGGTAGTCGAGGTAAGGATGGTAAACAAGAATTGAGATACATTCGACTGTGTGATATGGAAACTGACCACATTAGAGCTGTGTTGGACAATGTCAAAACCATTGCCTATCAGTTCAAAGAAGCGATGATAACAGAACTTGAATATAGGAATGTATATGAGCGGTAAGGGAGATAAACCAAGACCGATTCCCGACAGGAAACAGTACGAAGATAATTGGGATGCAATCTTTGGTAAGAAGAATCAGAAACATAAACAACAGGACTTGACCGAACTCAATGGTGACGGCAATCGTGATCGTAATGAAGATGGTGAGGAAGAGTTGATGGCGTTTCATGGTATTCCTACCAAGAAGAGTATCGAACAACTTAGGAAGAAGTTTGAGATGTGGGAACACTACTGTACAGCAGAGGCAAGTACCATGATGATCGGCAAGGATGAAGAGTGTAATTGGTGCGGGATGACCGAAAAATAAACTTGACATTATATGATGAGAGTGGTATTATACCCCAATGATAAATTTCCAAAAACTTAGATTCAAAAACTTTCTTTCGACAGGTAACAACCTGACAGAAATCAATTTTGACGAGACTCCGACTACTTTGGTGGTGGGTCATAACGGTGCGGGTAAGTCTACTATGCTCGATGCACTGTCGTTTGGTCTGTTTGGTAAACCCCATCGGAAGATATCCAAGGGTCAATTGGTGAACACTATCAATGGTAAAGGTACATTGGTAGAGGTTGAGTTCTCCATTGGTAAACAAGAGTACAAGGTTGTGCGTGGTATCAAACCTAACAAGTTTGAGATATGGGTCAACGGTAGCATGATAAACCAAGACTCCCATGCAAAAGAATACCAACAGATGTTGGAAAAGAACATCATCAAGTTGAACCACAAATCGTTTCACCAGATTGTGGTACTGGGTTCGTCATCCTTTGTGCCATTCATGCAGTTGGCTGGTGGGTCTAGACGAGAGGTTATCGAAGACCTACTCGACATCAATATGTTCTCCAAGATGAATGGTATTCTCAAAGAAAAGATGAGTTTACACAAAGACCAGTTACGGTCAAACGAACATTACATTAATCTGGTTGATACAAAGATCAATGCACAGAAGAAGTATCTGCGTGATCTGAGTGAGATCACTGCATACCAGAAGAACGAGAAACTGGCGAACATAAAGACCCTACAGGGTGACATCCGTGAACTCAATGAGGCGAATGCTCAAGTCAGTATAGATGTCGCAGAGTCCAAGTTGGTCACTACTGAGATTGTTTCTAATCAGAAAAAACTCCAAGAACTAAATGACTTTGCCGCTGGGTTTCGTGCCCAACAGAAGGATGTTGTCAAACAGGCAAAGTTCTTTGAGGAGAATGACAAGTGTCCTACCTGTGATCAAGAGATTGATCGTAAGTTGAAAGAGTATCATCTGAGTAAGTGTAAGACCAAGGCGGGTACTATCGCAAACGCATTGGATATGCATAAGGTTCAGTCTGATACTTTGAATGAGGTCATCGAAGGACTTCACAAACAACAGGATCACATTCGCAACTGGCAGTCTAAGGTTGATGCAAACAACCAAGAGATCATGCGAATCAATACGAACATCGACAAACTGAATGATGAGATTTCTCGTATTGATAATGAGAGTGGTGATCTGTCGGAGGCAAACTCTGCACTAGAGAAACTGCGTGAGGAAAAGGAACAGTTGCAAGAGACCAAGTACAAACTTGCAGAACAACATTCTTATAACCAAGTGTATGCAGAGTTACTGAAAGACACTGGTATCAAGACCAAGATCATTAAACAGTACTTGCCTGTCATCAATCAGTTGACCAACAAGTACCTACAGATTCTAGACTTCTTTGTACACTTTGATCTGGATGAGAGTTTCCAAGAGACTATCCGATCCAGACATCGTGACAACTTTTCGTATGACTCATTCTCTGAGGGTGAGAAACAACGAATTGACTTGTCCCTACTATTTACTTGGAGACAGATTGCAAAGATGAAGAACAGTGTGGCGACTAATCTACTAATCCTTGACGAGACATTCGACTCATCTCTGGATGAAGAGGGTATTGAGAACCTCATGAAGATTATCTCTACGCTAGGTGAGGATACAAATGTGTTTGTAATCTCTCACAAGAGTGAACTCGAAGATGCTCATTTCCATCGTAAGATTGAGTTCGTAAAAGAAAAGAACTTTAGTAAAATAAAGTCTTGACTTTAAGTGAAACTTGTGTTATCATACCCTTTATAAATTAGAAAACCGAGAGGAATACATTATGGAATTATCCGATACTACACTGAATGTTCTCAAGAACTATTCAACAATTAACCCCAACATTGTTATCACTGAAGGTAGCACTGTTAAAACCATTTCTGTTGCAAGGAATGTTTTATCCAAGGCAGAACTCCCCGAAGAGTTCCCCGCCTCATTTGGCATCTATGACCTGACAGAGTTTCTGAATGTACTGTCATTGGTTGACTCTCCCCGACTCAAGTTCGAGAAGGACTATGTTGTGGTGGGTGACTCTACTGGTCGTTCCTCAGTGAAGTACTTCTTCTCTGACCCTGAGATGTTGACATCGCCAGGCAAGGATATCAATATGCCAGATGCGGAAGTTAATTTCGTCCTAGATACTGATACACTAGGTAAAGTGAAACGTGCCGCTGCAGCTCTTGGTCACGATGAGATTTCTATCTCTCCAACCACTGGCGCAGTTCGTCTATCTGTTATTGACAGTAAGGATGCGACAAGTAATGCATTCTCTATCGATGTAGAAGGTGAATATCCAGAAGGTGTGGACTTCAACTTTATTCTTAATGTAGGAAACTTGAAAGTGGTTAATGAGGACTTCTCTGTGAATATCTCTAGTAAGTTGATTTCTCAGTTCAAATCTCAACAATCATCTATCGAATATTATATTGCACTTGAAAAATCATCGACATACGGAGCATAACAAAATGGCAAAAGCAGTAAAAGACCACAGCACAATCTACGAACTGGGTAACCGAGTTTCTCGTTCAACTGTTGCGGTAATCGACACGGTTGTACAACGAGGTGGATTCAAAGGGGAAGAACTCTCCACCATTGGTCAATTGAGAGACCAAGCAGTTCAGATCATTCAACTCTGTGAAGAGTATCAGTCTGAACAAGGTGTTGAGGAGTAAGCGGTACTGTTCAGTATCGTGGGGGTGGGTGAGTTTCCTTTCCTCCCCATCCCCAAATTTTTGTCTAAAATACTTGACAATTTGTTTCATATAATATACAATGTAAAGTATATGATACACTTTTTTATTATGGAGACTATATGTCTAACGAATTCCTTTGGGTCGAGAAGTACAGGCCCCACAAAGTCCAAGACACTATTCTTAGTGAGGACGCAAAGACTACATTCCAAAAGATTGTAAACTCTGGAGAAATCCCTAACATGATGTTCACTGGTACTGCGGGTACTGGTAAAACTACAATCGCTCGTG